CTTGCATGGTATGATGGTGCTAAGAATTTCTTTTCTGTTGAGCACTCATCCATGTTTGATGCCATTGGTGTCAGTATTTCACGGTTTTTGATGAAATCAACTTCCCGTGCTGTTCTTGACTCCCTTCACAGGGATCTCATCCATCTTCCAATGTTCAAGAAGCTAACCCGTATGCAGTGGGTTGAGGTGGCTGGTGCGCTTTCATCTGCCACCTACCTCCTCTCCCGCTGCTCCGATTCCACTTCTTCACGCTTGATTGCTGCCTTATGCGTTCGCAACACTTCCATTTCAAAGTTGCTCACACTATCGCAACAACTGCTCCTCGCTGCCTTTCTTTCGGCTGCCTGGTCTCTTGTTTCGTTTTGTCGTTCATCTAAGAATTCTCGTGTTGCACTCGCTGGTGGTGATTTTGACACTCATGTCACGGCAGAAGCTTCCAAAATCGCTTCTGCTGCTGGCCTCCCCCCTCCCCCCCCACGTGCCTTCCGGACCCAAAAATTCCGTTCAGAAGTCTCTGACCTGACGTCTGCGTGGGACATCGTTTTGAATACAGGAAAGGTTGCGGGCACATTACTTGCCCTCAGCCGCCTTGTTCAACTCGGTGTTTCCATATATGACACTGTCGCCACTGATCACCTACGTGCTCCCCAAGCTGTCGAGCTTGCTCAGCAGTATATGGATCAATGGTTTTCTCCAACTGTCACTGTGGCACAACTTTCTCCCGCCCAGATAATTGCTATAGTTGACCATCAACCAATCCTTGATTCTTCCCTCCTCTCTCTTGGCACAAAAATTCCCCGTGCCTATTCTCTGGTTCAGGATCAATACCATAGATTTGTTACTACTATCAAATCCATGAACCAATCCACTGTTTCCATTAATCAACCGCTTGGTATTTTCATTTCTGGCACTTTACGTGTCGGGAAAACCACGATTGCGTATGACCTTCTCGCTCGGGTTGCCTGGCGGCACCTGTGCGGGGAGGAAATGCGTGATAATGATTTTTATCAGTGGAGTCCAACTCTCACCTCCTTTGATGATGCGTATGTTGGCCAACGGATTTTCATCATCGACGACACCGCTGCTACCGGTTCCGCCGATGCTCTGGCCACCCTTCCTTCGCGTATCCTTGCTCTCATAAATACTCACCGCATGCGCCTCAATGCTGCATCTCTTGAGAGAAAGGACATCACTTTTGCTGATCCCCGACTTGTCATCTGGATTTCGAATGAGGCCACTTTCCCAGGCATTGGTG